TAGCTGTTAAAAAAGAACCAGATGGCATGGAGTGAGTAGTAACAACAACATCATCATTAATAACAACTGGAGTAGTTATCATATTTTGTAAATAAAACTCTAGCACTTTGGGATACTTACCTTTATACCTGTGTAACATAACATCCGTAACAACATGTTGAACTTGACTCAACATATTTCCGTCAAAACTCTTAATATCACCATCCCAAACATGATCATATAACAACATCTTATTATATACATCCACCCAGTCAGTGTAAGGATTGCAACCAACCATAATATTATTAAAATTCCTATTTTCTAAAATATGTTCTACCATATTTCCAGTCATTTTCTTCATCCATAACTGATTAACAATAGGTGCTACTCTAAAACTACGTGGCACTCCTTCTTTTTGTAAACCTCTCAACTCATCTTTCAAACATTCAAACATTAAATGATCTTGTATGTTCACAGATTTATTAATAATGTCATCGCTAACTCTAACCATCTCAGATTTTGCAAAATCCGTTAATTTACCTTCAGGAAAATTTATATAATCACTCTTCAAATAGTTATTTTTATAACCATTAGAAGAATCGGGATTCAAACCCGCTAAAAGCTTAGTTCCAACTACCACCTCCTCATCAGTTAAATCTTCAAAAGGTTTTATTAAACTATAAATAACTGTTTCTGCAAAATCTAATTCTTTCTGAGACACATTCACCACTTGCGAAAATGATTTAGCGGCAACATCCTTCACTGTATGTCTTCCAAACTTTAATAAATCAGCGGGCTTTCTGTGAATTTCAAACACTCCATGGAGATTAGATTCAATTATTTTAGACTTTCCGGACAAATACTGTTCACCCTTCATATCTAACTTACACACACTTTTACCAGGTAATTCTTTATAATCTGAATCAACTGCAAACACAGGCTTGTAATTTAATAAACACCGCAATTCTTCAACATCCTCACTACCAAACTTTACGGCTACACCAGTGTTTAAAGTATCACTTCCTGCCAAGTGCATTCCTAAAACTCCTAAATTTTCATCTACTAAAACACACCCACACAAACCTTGCTTATTGAAATCATACTGCACACTATTATTTCCATCAAAGTATTTATTTGAAACACCATCTGAATAAAAACTACTAATAGATTTTTTAACATGAGGAGCTAAATTTACACTCCCCGCAGGAGTCAACAACCAAGGATGTGCAACACCTACATTAGATCTAAAATGATGACCTAAAAGTTTATAAGGAGTGGGTAGATTATCAGGTAAAGAAACGACAACTAAGTCACTATGAATGAGTCTCTTAGTAACTCTAAACTTAGTTTTATCTAACAACACACTACCCATTCCAGACAACATACTTAAATAACCAAAATCTCCTGAAACACTATGATTAGGCAACAAAACTCTCACTCCAGATATCAATCCACAACACCTTTCAATAGTCTCTCCAACACATATTTCAAAGAAAAAAACTTGCTTTTGAATAGCATTTAAACGAGTATCATTCGAAGGTTCAATAAAACCTACAACAGTTTCACCCACTTCTTTAACAAAGCTAGTTCTATCAACAGTAGTTCTTGTATTTAACAAAGTTAAAAGGCCATAAGAAATAACTCCTAATAAAGCCCAACACAATAAAATCTCAACTTTAAAATCAAATTCAAAGAGAAGATGCAAAAAGAAGAATTATTGTTGGTTTCAATATTAAAGATAGAGATGTGCAAAATAT